ATCGGTTATAATCATTCGAGTAAACCCAAACTCATCGCCCTCCAGCTTTTTAAATAAAGATGCTTCATAATGAAACCACATTGTTTCGTTTAAAGGTGAAGCACCAATATAATACACTACGTCATCTTGGCGTTTATATGCTTCGCTTTCTTTGAGCAATTTATAAATATCACCAGCAAACTTAAAATATGCTTCGTTTCCTATAATGCTAATTAATTCTGTTTCGTTAATTGTCTTTTCCATTTTTACTTTGACTTTATATATAAATTATTAAACCTTTCTTGCGTGCAGCAAAACTCACTTATTGGATTCGCTTCATCTTGTCTCAAAACTTCATACCACACCATGCCACGTTTTACATCTTTGATTTGCACTACTTGATTGCGTGTCGTGTTTTGATAATATCCCATTACTTTTAATTCTGTTTTCATTTTTTATATTTTTTACGTAAATACTCAAACCATTCACCTTGCTTTCTTGGGTTTATAAATATCCAACCCCAGTTTAACTCAAACCATTTTACTATTTTTTTCATAGTTGATTTATTAAATTGTTATAATACTCACGTGCTAACTCTATTCGTTCTTTAATTTGTTCAATTACACTTTCGTCTTTTGCTATTTTAAAGACTTTTACGCGCTTTTCTTTTGGGATATGGTCAAAGTTATGTTTCGACTGCACAAAGTCTCTTACGTCCAAACTTTCATCTATTAACCCTTGTTTCCAATGTTCACGCCTAACCTCATCCTCAACTATTTGAAAAGGAGTATTTACAAGGCAATAACAAAGTAACGCTTCGTCTTTACCGGTAAGCCACATATAACCTTGCAATTGATAGTAATAATCTTTATTAGGACATTCAATTTCAAAAAACGGGAACGTAGTTGCATCCCAACTGCATTTTACGTCCAAAAGAATTTCATTCGTGTTTACGTCTGGAGTTCCAGTTAAATAATCGTTGATTAGATTCTCTTCATTCTTGTAAATAAAGCCTAAATTCAACACATCGTTAACAAGTTCTATTCCATCGTTTTCTACTTCGTTACCTTTATCCGTGTATCTACTCCAGAACTCTTTACGGATTCCGTATTTATGTTCGATTGCAAGTTCCTGAATGTAGGTTTTAGTAGTTTTAGATAACAATTCTCCTTTTGTTTTGGATTGTGTCATCAATTTTCCTATTTGTGAGGCTCTAATTTTCATAACAATAAAAGTGATTTTTGTTGAACTTCATTTAACTCAAACTTTGCTTGTAGCTCTTCGGCTGTAAATTCACCGTTACGGATAGCTTCAATAGCTTTTAAGAATCGTTCACCTTGTATTGTAGGCTTTTTTACTTCCGTGTTTTTAGGTTCTTCCTTTTTGTTGTCTTTTGAATCGGGATCGCTTTCAGTTTCATCAATTAAAAATAAACCATTCAATGCGTATTTACGTGCGTAACTGGATGCTGTGCCAGTACATTGTTCACTTGACATTCCTTTATGTTCACCAAGTTCTGCCCATCCTAAAACTTCTGCTATCCCGTCATCGGTTTTTAAAGTTGCCGTTGCTTTTAAAAATAGCTTGTTGCCTACTTGTTCAATACTATCACTAAGGATTAATGTTGCTCCGTGTTTTACTAAGATAGGTTTTGCCGATTCTAAAATCTGTTCAGCACTACGATATTTGTAATTACCGAACTTGTTTAAACTTCCCTTTGGACATTTTAATTCTGCCTGAATTTCTAATAACTTTTTCATAATAATTAATTGTTAAAATGTGCGTTACCAAGTCGCACCCCTTGTTTTTTATTAATTTATATATTACCTGTGTTTATTAATTTCATAATAACGTTTGTCGCTTTTGTAATTGAATCATATCTTAATACTTTTTCATCAATAAAAATCCAAAAATATCCATCTTTATTAATTCTATTTGTTGTAAACCAACCTAATTTTTCATTATAAAAATTTTCTCCGTTTATTATTGCTTGTTTAATTTCTGTTTTCATAATGTTTGTTTTTAATTGTTTAACGTCTACAAATATAATTATATTTTTTAATATAACAAGAAAAAACAAAAAAAAATTATAAAAATTTTCTAAGACCAGTCGCACATCGTTCAATGCTGTTTGCTCGTTCCTGAAGGCTTTGAATTTGTTCAGCGATAGTTTGCTTGCAATCGCTTGTAAAATAGCCGTTAGACGTCGCAATAAGCGGTATTATACCATTTGTACGAATGTAGTTAACCATTTTACGTAAACGCGGACCATTCATTTTAATTTTATAACCTTTCGTGTTTAGGTATTCGTTCATTCGGGTTACTATTAATTCACTTTTAATTGGGTTCGCCTTTTTGTAGTTTCGGAATCCATGAACAACAATAGGTAAAATCTCCATTTCTTCGCTTGTAAGTTCGTGTGTGAACTCTTCAAAATTTGTTACTGACATAATTTAAGTTTTAATTGTTAAGGCAAAAGTAATTATTCTTTTTAATATAACTCTAATTCTTTAATCTTTTTTTTATAAATCTGCATTAATTCTTTCAATTCCTCTTTGGTAAACTTTCGTGTTTTCCTTGCTTCCACTTCCAAAATAGAATAATCGGAAATTCCGATTTTATGTATTAAGTTTCTTTGGTACTCAATTAGGTTACCACTTAAATACGTGTTGCAGTGTTCACACTGGAGATGAACATTAAGTTCATTAAACCGAACGTTCCAATGGTTGTTTGCATTGAAGAAATGCCCCGCGTTTTCTTTTAACGCTGGTTTTTGACAACTTATACAAACTTGACCTTTATCTCGTAATCTGATATATTTGTTAAATATTATTTGAGTAGCTTTAATTAGTTCCTGAACAGTTTCTAAATCGTTTTTCATTTTAGCTTTCGTCTTTTTCCAAGTCTTTGCCTTTTCGGATTCTACCCAAACACGAACACACTCATCTTTTAAACAGTATTTCATATTGAAGCGGATAGGTTCGAACTTCTCTTTGCAGTTTTTACAGCGTGACATCTTTAAAATTTAATTGTGTTTGTAAATCCTTGACTTTGAATTTCTCCTCCATTAATAGCTTTTCAAGTCTGAAATTCTGCTGTAATGCTGCTCTTAGTTCCTTTTCCATAGCATCGTAACTTATTTTCACTTGTTGTAAGTCTGCTAAGCTAAGTTCCATTGAATGTATTAAATCATATCTATTTGAAGCACGTTCTTTTATTTCTTCAAGACTTAGTTTAATCTTTAAATAAGTAGTGTCTAAGTTTACTTTGCCAGTTATAATTGTCAATTCGTCCATTTATTCGTGTTTTTGCTTGTTATAATAATCATTTTTTACATATTCCAACAAACTCGTAAATTCTTTTATTGACATTACTAATTTTTCTGAAATCACATCCCCAATTAAATGAGCGTCATACATATTTTTACCTCTTGTAAGTTCATAAACGCCGTCATAACATATTGCAATATCACGGTCATCAATTTTAAGTTTATCTAAAATAATTTTACGACCTAAATTATTTAAAGTTTCAAAATATTTACGTTTTTCTAAATAAGATAAAAATTGAAAATCCGAATAATACGCAATTGCTATTAATTTATAATAGTCATCTTGCAATTCTATTTTTTGAATCTCAAAAACGTATTCTAAATCATGGTTTTTTAAATTGTTTTCTATTAATTCTTTATAAGTTGTTTTTATTCCATTTAATTCCAAAGCTATTATATTCATATCTAAATCGTGTTTATGATACAGTGCTTGTAATTTTTTAGGCTCTTTTGTTTTATCCGATTTTCTATTGTCTTTATTTAGTTCAATATATGTTAATACATCTCTAAATTGTTTCTGGTCTTTATCTAATAAATATTTCATAATTAAAAAGGGTTTTGTTGTTTCATCTTTTCGCTAAACGAAAGTAATTCTTTTCCGTTTACTATATCAGGTTCAATTAAAGGAAGTTGTTTAGCTGGAAAACTATTTGAAACGGTTACAGATTGTAACGGGTTAACTGAATTAATTTTAAAGCCCAATCCGTTATTAAACTCACATAATACAGGTTCATCTAATTTTGTGTGCATCCCACCTGTGTCCATGTCTTTAATCTTTTCCACGTTAACCATAGTGTAATACTTCATTGTTTCGTGTTTTATTAGCCTGTGAATTACAAACATATCGTCACATCTATTTAAAAAAGCCTTGCCACCCTCAACGTGGTCTTTTAATGGTGGTTTAAGATGTCCTTTCCATTGATGATTTTCAGGATATAAGTTGCCACTTCGACCGCTTTCGCTATTTGGATGCGTGTTTATGTAAATTGTCATTCCAGATTCATTAACAAATTGACGCGCTTGATTCAAAAACTGGTAATTACCCTCATAAGTCATAGGGCGATCAAGTCCAGTGAACGGGTCTATTAATCCAGCATCGCAATCGCTATCTTTAAACAGCTTCAAAATATCTGCTGGAGTGTAAAGTTTATCGTTTGGAATGAAATCAAAATACTGCTCAAGAAATGTAGCTGTGCTTAATATCTTTTTATCGTCTATTTCTGAAAACTTTTTGCCTAAATACATTTGAATCATGTCGCGTAAAATTTGTCCTTTTTGGTTTTCACCGCTCCAGATACAAAAC